TTCATCATCACCCGAATCGCCTGAAATAGATACAGCCGCAATAACTTCATTACTCACTATATCTCCGCTATTTTCTAAATCAACATACATACTAAAGGTGTAGGTGGTACTTGCAGCCAATGTAAGACCATCATTTAAATAACTTCTTCCTGTTGTAAGTTGCGTGTGTTTTATGGCAGGTTGCCCTCTAAAAGTTGTTAGTTCGTGTGTAAAAGTACCTGTACCAAAACCAATCGCCCAACCTGTTGGTACATCTGCATCAAAAACAGAGTAGGGAACATTGTTAGTCCTACTCGGTTCAAGTAGCAAATGCCCACTTGTGTTATTAAGAAAGTCAATGCGTGGTTTACCGCTTGGTACGTTTTCTATTAAGCCATCTTTGTTTACTCGTGTCGCGCTTGACCCCCTTGTAAAGTCAAAAGGTAGCGGTTTAAAGTTACCGTTCTCGTCATTATATGCAAGGGCATAGTCCTCTTTGACTGCCCAATTACCATTACCAAATTTAAAAGTTGTAGCCATTATTCTATTGTATATAATTGTCCTTTTGCCATTTCGCCAAACGAAGTCCAAGATGTTACTTGTTCAAGTTCGCTGTCGGTTAGTGCTTCGTTAAACACCATTAGTTGTTTTACTTTTCCGTAAAAGTTGTTACCACCTACTGCGTATTGAAATTTAAGTTCATCTAAACCACTCATAGATGTTGCTGAAAAAGTGCCTGATATTGTTTTGCTTATTCCGTTTATATAAACCTTATAACTTCCTGTCGTAGTTCCGTATTTAAGTGCTATTTTAAGTGTATTTAAATAGTCAACAGTTTCTATATAGATTAAATTCGTGCTTCCAACACCTCCGTTGTACAACCTAACCGAGCCACTTGTTCTCGTGTTAATTAAAACTGAATTAGTTGCTGTTCCGTCTGAAATAGAAACATATCCATTATCGGCATCGGTACTTGTTAAACCCTGAAATTCTACAAACAAAACACCTTCGCTGTCATTAAACTCTGCACTTGTTCCTGCGTCATTACAAAAATCGGCATTACGAGTTACAGCAGCTGATGTAGTGGGTATGTAGGATGTTGGATAGCTTCCTTCTTCCATTTGCGCACCCCATATTAAAATATCAGCAGTATCGGCTGTGGCTGAATCGCCATATAAACCAAGTTCAAAATAAAAGCTATTGTCTGTTGCAATCATATCTATTCTTTGCCATTCAGTAGTTACAGTTTTAATGTTGAAAGCACCACCTAAAGCTCTGAATACTATTGCGTGTGAAGAACTATCATTTGACTTAACATAAACAGAATACGCTTGGCTTCCTGATGTACCTGTTCCTGCATCTTGAGATAATCTACTTCTGTCGGAGATTGTAGTGCCACCGTTTAAATCAAATTGAACTCTTGATGCGTTTTGAGAACCATCAGGGGATATGGCATAGTTAGCTGTTACCGTAGGTGCTACACCTGTGCCTGACTGCTGTTTACTCCAATTACTTTGACTTAAATCTTCTGAATAACGCAAATAATTAGTCCTACTCGGCTCTAAAAGTAAAGCAGGACAACTCTGTACCACTCCATCAATCAAAGGGTAGTTCAATCTCGGCACACCACTTGCAACGCTTTCAATCAGTCCGTCTTTGTTTACTCTTGTGGCGGATGTTGCTCTAACGTGTGTAAAATCGCCATCGCCATTAGCAGGTAAAACGGAATATAGTGTACCGTCTTTAGTTCCGCTTGGTATTTGTACTAAACTTGCTTTATCGTATAAACTCATATCGTATTATTAAATGTGTTTACTAAACAGGCATTGGCTTCCATAGAACCACTATCGTCAGTTATGCGTTTGTACATATCATTACCATCGCCTACGATAGTAACGAACTTATACTCCCCTGTCCAACTTTCGTTGTATATCGTTCCGTAACTTATATTGTTTGTTATCGTTCCCCAACCCATTTATTTGTTGTTTTACTGTGTTATATATGTTATAGTTCCCATAACCTCAAGACCTGAAATTTCATAATCTCCAATTCTAGCTATAGCTTCATTCCTAAGTCCATTTACGCTTACTAGTCGAGCTATATTAGAACCAAAACTAGTTACTATAAATTGACTTCCTATTGACCTTGTTTCTGATGGTAATTCAGAATCACTTGGAGCTTGATAAATAATTGGATGATAACTGTTACTAGCTGCATTAAAAGGCAGGGTAAATGTTATAGGAGTGGGGTCTTGGTCTTGTGTTTCTTCATTATATAAAAAAATTCGAACCGTACACATCTTCCCGACCTTTACATAGTTCATAACGTCTTGGTCAGGAGCATCCCAACTAGTGTTCCAAGTTGTTGTATGTGAACCCGATTCATAGCCCATAGCATTCTCAGGTGATATTCTTACGTTATCAGAGCCTTCATACCCTACAAGAAAATCAACATCTGCGTTGTCTGTCTTTACTGTAAATTCGCTAAACTTCTTATTTGCCATTGCGTTATTATTTAAATCTTTGCCTTTGGTTTGATCTCTCCGTCTCTTTCTTTGATCAAGTCATTTATATACTTCTTCAACTTGACTATGTTTTTCTTCTTTGGCTTATATATCATAACACCCAACTGTTAAAATTGTCGGATTTATCCGGGTACATTCCTTCGTTATTTGCTTCATTATATTCAGGAAACAATGCACTGTTATAATTCATATAATCCATAAATCTCCTTGTGTAGAACTCAGCTTTGTTGCGTGAGTTCTCCACTAGATATTTTATCTCTTCCATCGTTGGTGAGTCACTAGACTCACTACGATGTTTAAATACACCTCCGTTACCAACTTGGTAACTTGCATACATATAGTAATCACTCTGCGCAAACCAAATAAGCATTGGAGTTAGATAGTCGTTTAGGAGGGTCTTGTAATTCGCATTGCCTGCATCATCTATGGTATCATTGACGATTAGGTCAGATATTTTATCATATAGCTTTGTGCCTAGATAGTTCTGTATGTGAATGTCTTGAGACACCTCAATAAATTGGACGAACTTGTCAGAATCGACAGCACCTCCAATAATGGACTTTCTCCTTAAATCGTTAGTCGTTACGAACAGTGCCTTCATCTTCCTCTTCTTTTTGTTTAAACAATGATCTTATTCTTTGCATCGCAGACAACTTTTCTCCCGTTTCCTCTTCACGCTTAACACGAGTCTCAATATTATCAAGCTCAGTAAACTCAATCGGTTGAAGGGTAACAAAGTAAAGGTTCAAGTCAATCCCGTTGAACGCCAAAATCTTATTAAGGCATTCTAAGATCGTTTCTTGGAATGGTCGGATAACAATGTTATCCATAAGGATAGAAGCCGTTCTAAGCTCCTCTGCGTTGTTACCAAAGCCTGTATTGTCCTTAATACCAAGAAGGATCGGAGAAACAACTCTGTGTCCTAGCATAATCTTCTCACGGGCTTCATCAGCCAGGAATTGATATTGGGCGTGAGCGTCAGGGAGGTGAATAGGCTCAATGTCTGCTTTTCTATCAGGGTCTTCATTAAACGCTAAGATAAACTTACCTGAGTTTGACGTTCCTCCGAACTTGTCTTGGATTTTCCTCTCAATCAACTGTTGGGCTTCCTCGTCCGGAACTCCATTATTAAAGTTGATAAGAAGGGATGGCTGCAAACCATTTAGTATGTTATTGATGTGGTAATTGGATACTTCTTCCTCAAGTGAGCAATACTGTAAACATCCGTGGTAGTCTACGGGTGCATAGTAATAGAAGCCTGATCTGTATGGCTTGATCACATAAATCTCCCTAAGGTCACCCTTGCCACCGTTACCGAAGCTTGGTATTCTCTTAGGTTTATCAGAAGGCTTAATATCTCTCCACTTTGGATGATAGTAATATCCTTTTATCTTCCCGTCTGTTGTCTTCTCAGCTCTTAGCGTTTCCATAGGGAAATGCGTAAGAGACGTAATCCTTGTCTTAGAGCTGTTGTAAACAACTTGCAACGAAGCTTGCCCTAATAGCTTGAAATCGTTGACTACTTTCTTGATTTGGTCAGGCTTTACAAGACTCTTAAACTCAGCAAACATAACAGGCTTTTCATCGCTGTCTGTTGCGTTTAGTCCTCTGCCGTAAATCATATCTACAATACCGTTAACACAACAAGAGTTTGTTGGACTGCTAAGGTACATTTCAATAAGGCGATCAAAGTAATCGTTATTGTCACCATAAGTAACCCAATCGTGTCGGTGTTCCTCTTTAATCTCAGGGATTGTGTAACCCTGTAGATTAACTACTCTTATGGTTCCTGTTGCTTTTTTCTTCTTTGCCATTTTATATCGTTATATATTTCTGCCCACTAGGTTCAGCACTGTGCTCTATATATTTGTTAGTGTTCAGAGTTTGCTTTTGAGTTCTGTCGGTTTGAGCTGTGCAATAAATCTTATCCCTAAACAACAAATCAGAACCCTGCTTGAGTTCAAGAGAATATAGTTTACCTTCAGACAATATTGAGAACGTACAAGGTATGCTTATATAGTTCCCGTCTATTATAGAGGTAAGGCTACTTAGTGTCTCCGTCTTCCTAGTGCCATCTTCTGTTACTACCATAGTAAGATTGCTTGCTTCGACATATTCTCTAGGCACAATCTTCAATGTTTGCGAGTCAGTAGATGGTAATAGGACCTTCATATATATATAACTAAAAGAGGCTTATTTTGGTTTAAATAAAAAGCCCCACCGATAAGGGCAGGGCTTTTGCGTTTAAGAATAGGTCTTATTACGAGTTAGTACCTTCTGTAATGGTTACAGTAGCACTAGACATCCCATCATAAGGATCAGCAGCAGTTGGAGAAGCTACAAAGTTTGCAGGCTTCAACTCCTGAGCTGCGAAAGTAAGAGTGTAACCACTCATATCTCCCATAGCAGCACCGGTGACAATCGTTCCCCCGGATACATCAGCACCGTGCTCAAGACCTACTACGAATACATTACCGTTGTAGTCCTCAACAGCAATGTGAGGTCGACCATAAGCTAATAACTTAATCTCTTTGTGATCTTCTTTACTTAGTTTGTGCAATGTAAGG